AATTTGTAAGTGTAGATAATCCTTCTACGCTTCCTGATCCATTAAGTAATACATTTTCAATAAATCTTCTAATTGAATAAGCCATTTCATCTACTACAAAACCAACTATATCGAATTGAGAATTGTTAATTAAAGATCTTGAAATAAGTGATAAAGCTCCAGCTAAATATCCACTTAAAGAGATATTAGTGAATTTACCAACATTACTTTCAAGTTCTTGAAATTCAGTAGCCCAAGCTACAGTAATAGTAGTAGTTGAAACATCATAGTAAGGTATTTCTAAATTACCTTTTACGTTGTATTTAGTTGATCTTTCAAGTATAGGACAAATATCATATACTTTTTTAATTATTCTTCTAGCTATAGTTGTAGGAATTAAAACTTGACCGCTTCCTTCAGCTGGAGTTAAGTTATTAGCTCTTTCACTATAAACCCCTCTAATATAATCAGCAAAAGCTTTTTCTTCTTCTATAGCTCTTTCTTCTAGTTCTGCTTCTGCTCTTTCATTTTTTGGTAATATTTCTTTTTTAACGGCTTTTGCTTCCATCTTATCAAAATCCTCCTTTAACTCCATTGTTTTAACAATACGTCTTACGTTATCTCTAATTTCTGCTAATTCTTGAGCTTCAGCGTCTGTAAGCTCTCTATTTTCTGTTTTAGCAACTTCAAGAACTTCTTCAGCTCTTGTTATTAAGTCATTTCTTTTTTCGTTTAGTTCTTTTTCATTCATGTTAAATTTCCTCCTTCATTTCTTTTATTAGATCCTCATATTTTGAGTAATCTATTTTATTTTCAACAACTTCTTGTTGTTTAGGCTCTGGTTCTTCTTCTCTGACTTCCTCATTCGCTTCAGGTTCGATTTTAAGAGGTTTATCCTCTTCAACTGATAAATTAACTTCATCTATAAAATCTTCACCTCTAAATTGAATTTCGTTCGTTTCAGAACGTGCTGTAATTAAAGTTCCATCATAAGCTGGAGATTTAGTTCTATCTAAAATAGAAACCTCGAATAAATCTAAGTCTTTAACGGCTCTATAAGGCATACCCTCATAAGTTGAATTATCTACATCTCTATCCTGGAAACCAAAAGACCACCCTACTAAATCTCCATTTCGTGCTTTTTGCACTACTTCGGGATCAAATATGGTGGCCTTTGCTTTTAAGCCTATATTATCTTCTTTAAGTTTTAAATTTCCTCTTTTAGTACTTCCTAAATCTCTGTTCCAATTATGATTAAGTAGTAGGTGAACATCATCATTACGCTTTAAAGCTTTGTTAAAAGCTCCTTTACATATACGCTCGATAAATCTACCTATTCTACTCATTAAAGGCTTAGAATTACGCTCTATTGCGTTTACATAGCCTTCTATCTCCACACTATCAGCTCTTACATTTACTTTCATTCTCTCACCTCCTATCCATCTGAACTATTTCCATCATTTTCAAATTCAGTATCTAGTTCTTTATCTATAAGTAATTTATCTATATTCTGATCTTCTTCATTAGGAGCAGTTCCTCCAGTAGTAGGATCAGTAGTAGTATCTGTATTAGGTGTGTAATATTGGTGTGTGTTAAAGTCATATAAAACAGCACCTAAACCAACATTAACTACGTCTAATCCGTCAATATGGTTCATATTTTCCATTCTTCTAATTTCATTAAAAGATAACCAACCTGTTTCTTTAGCAACTTTATAAGCGTCATAACGCTCTTTAACATTAGCTTTAATTATTTCTTTAACATCTAAGTCAAAGTAATATTTACCCTTTTCTTTTTCTAATAATAAAGTAGTATTTAAAGCAGTTGAAAAAGCTTTAACTATTGGATAAATAGCTTCTTTAAATGTTTCATAAAAATCAGCTTTTATATGGAAAATATCATTTATTTCTTCCATTAAAGTCTTTTTACTTTCGTTTAGCTGCATTTCTACAGAACTATTACTAGCTTCCTGGAACTCTAAACCATTGTTTAACACAACTACATTTTCTGTATTATTAGCGTATAAATTTCTCCAAGCTTTTTTTAATGTATTTATTTCTTCTTGACCTAATTTTCGTTGTGATTTTAAAAAGCCTTTTTTACTTCCACCACCTTGAACTAGTCCAAGTTGATACAAAAGTGTTTGATAGGCCGTTTGTAAAGCTTTATCTAGTTCTTGAGTTATACCAATTCCATCAGATCCATCTTTAGTTTTACGTAAAAGTTTTAAAAATTCATAAGGATAATATTCATTTCCCAAAACTATAATTCTGTAATTTTTGTATATTGGTTCATAATTTCTAATAACACTTACGTATATTGGTTCAACATAATAAAGGCCAGTAATTTCATTCATTTCTCTTTCAATATAAGCGTAACCATTACCATCTAGTAAATAATCTTCTACTAAAGCTTTTTTAAGTTGAAAAGCGTCTAAAGTATCTTTAGTATCACCATTTAATAAGCTTACTCTATTGTCGCCTTCTACTTCTTCCACTTTACCTTTTTTATACTTGTAAAGCTTTATTGGCATTGAAGCAACCATATTACTTATAAAATCAACCGCTCCAGCTACAGCCGGTAAAGTCATAGCTTTTTCCCTTGTTATAGTTTCTCCATTTAATAAAGCCTGTAACAAAACATCATCTATTTCAGGTGTAACCGGTGGAGTAGGATTAGTAGTTGGTGGTTCAGTATCTCTTTTTTTCATAAAATCAAATAACCCCATTCATTAACCTCCCTTCTATATAGTTTGAATTATAAAGTCCATTTGATTTAAGAATACATCTTGTTGTAATAAGTAAGTTGCATTTATCAAGCTAACTACCATATCAACTTTACCTGTACTCTTTTTCTTATGAACATATAAATTTTTGTTAGTATCATAGCTGCACCTAGCATTTTGAAAGTTAATTTCTAACAATTTATTTTCTGTATACTCAAATTCATTTTTTAATATTTTTTCTTTCAGTAATTTTGTTGGTGGGTGTAGTGTTGAACTATGCTGTCTTATTTCAACTAAGTTATAACCAGCTTTTTCAAGTTTTTGAGCTGTACTTAAAGCGTTCCATCTATCATAGCCTATAGCCTGGATCTGAACTCCATATTTTTCTTCCAGTGATAATATAAAATCTTCTACTACTGCATAATCTATTACTCTATCTCCACACGCTATAACATGTTCACTTTTACTCAACTCAAAATAATCAACTTTTTCACTTACTGTTTTTTCGTTTATTCTACCTTCAGGAATAAACGCCCAGCTTTTAGCTAAAATATTATTATCATCATCTACAGTAACCATTGATACACTTGTATTATCATTTGTTTCAGATAAATCTATACCTAGATAAACTACTCTACCTTCCCAATCTATATTAGCTACTTTACAAGCTTGAACATCTTTAACATCTATAAAAGTTTCAGTTCCAACACCTTGATATATTATGTTACAATGCTTAGTTACAAAGTTTTCTCTATCACTTTCAACCGCTATAGCTCTAGCTCTTTTCTTTAATAAATCCTCCCATATTTCAGGAATTTCTAAAGCTACAGGGTTAGCTTGCTGAAGTATTAAATCGTCTGTTTCCCAGTTCTTAGTTTTATCAGGTTCATATAATAAAGCGAATATAGTTTCATCTTTTTCAAGTCCATCTAAAACTTGTTTACTATACTTAACTTCATCTTCCAAAGGATTATCAGTAGTTGGATATTTAGTAGAAATAACAAACCCTAATTTATTTAAAATATTAAGTTGACCAGATCTCATAGCGTTTATAGCGTAACTATTAGGCAAAGCTCCAACTTCATCAGCTATAAAAGCATTAGGTAATTTACCGTCCATTCTACTTGTAGAATAACTAAGAGGTGTATAAATAATTTCAGTTGGCATAAACTTTATATAATCCCTTAATATCTTAAATCTCTTTTTATCCTTGTACTCATATATTAAAGGTGAACTTCTTATAGTTTCTGCTATCGCTTCTCTAATTTCTCTACTTAATGATCCATCAGGAGCAACGCTATAAAACTTACTAAATCTAGGTTCAGTTAGGAATAAGAGAATAAATATAGTTGCTATAGTATATGTTTTAAAGTTTTTTCTGCATATCTCCAAAATACCAGTTTCATATCTTCTTTTTTTCGGATTATCTCTATAAACAGTACAAAGAATAGCAATATAAAAAAGCCATTGATAACCAGTAGTACATTCATATAATGTACGACCAGCTTTAAGGCCTTTAGGCATAATCAATAACTTTAAAATATTTTCTAATTGCTTTACTTTTTTCTCACTCACTACATATTTAGTATCTTTACCTTCGCATATTTTCATAAAATCTTTCATTTGAAGCTTTACATACTTAGGAGTAGTTTTTTTCTTTACATTGTTTTTACAAAATTCATATCCTTTATTCATCTTCATCACTACCATTTATAGCTTCAAACAATGGATCTTTTTCTTCAGATGAACTATCATCACCAACATTAAAGTTTTTTATAATTTTCATTAGTGCCGCAACTGTTTTGTTAGCACTATCAGTTGTTTTGTTGTATTCAGTTACAGCAGGTGAAGAATAAAGGTTTTTTCTACCTTTAACGTATTCTTTAGTAACTAAAATACCTTCGGCTTTCATTGTTTTTTCAAGTTCGTTCAATATATTTAATTGAACTTGATAACGTTTAAAAGTTGTAATAAAAAAGAAGTTCGATTGAACTCCACTTTCTTCAGCTATTTTGATAATTTCTTGAGCTTGTTGGTTTAAATTCATTTTCTTCATTTAATTTTTCACCACCTTATTTTTATTTCTTAGGAACTCCACTAGAAGTATACTTATAACCATATTTAGAAGCGTTCTTTTTAAGCCACCAGTCCGCTCCTTTATCATAACTGTAATTTGAAGGCCATTTAGCTTTACTAACAGCTTTATCAAATTCTTTAGCTTTAAAGTGGTTAGTCTTTTCAATATGATAAGTTGATTTTTTGTTAGTGTTTGAACTTGTAGCAACTATACCTTTATTACTTGTTCTTGCAAGTACTTGTAAATCAGCTTTTGAAAAGTTACCACCTGAAGGGTGATTATGAATAATTGTTAATCCTTTACCGCCCATAACACCTACACTTGTTTTACCACCTTGTATATGTTCATGTGCATATCCTCTATCATCAACAGCTACTCCATATTCAACATCTGATTTACTATACTTTTTTCTAAATCTGTCTATAGCTCCTTCAATACTATGTTTTCCACCAGTACCAACATTCATAGAAGCGGGTAAAAGTTTTTCATCTTTACCACCGCCACCACCTCCAGCACTAGTAAAACCACCACCCATAGTACTTGAACTAGCACCGTTTCCACCGTCTAAGTGGTTGTAAAATACCTCTGTTTCTAAAATAATCTTTTTAACTTCAGGGTTAGCTTCAACTAATTCATTGAGGTTGTTATAGTGTTTTTCAATTTCAGTTCTATAGTTATAAAGTTCATAGTCATTATAAATAACTAAATCATCTGTAACAGCTATTCCATTGTTACCTTTTAGTAATTTATCAAAATCCTCTATTTTCATTTTTTCACCTCCCAATTTTCAATAACTTTATTTTCATAATATTTGACTTCTATATTTCCGTAATCGTAATCTACTTTTCCACCATAAATTAAAATAGTAGACGGCTCAATTCTTTTTATGAGTTCGTCTACTCCATCTTTCCATATTTGTAAAGCTTCTTTATTTCTCTTTACTCCAATAGTTGAAATACTTACAATAGATCCTTTAGGAATACCTTGAAAAGCAAAATCAAAAGTATCTCTTTCAGCCCAACATATAGTAGGAATTACTTTAATACCTTTACTTTGAAAATATGCTCCTATTTGTCTACTCCTATATGTATTCCATATTTTCATAGGCATAGGCATATCTAAATACAAAGAAAAGTTAGGACTTAATATACATTGATAATCAATCAAAGTTTCAATGTATTTTTCGGGATAATTCCAAATTCTCTCGAACTGATAATCATCTAAGTAAAAGTGAATACCAGTATTTTTTTCTTTACTTGTTTTAGCATAATTAAAACCTATCAGATCATCAGGAACAAACTTGTCATTTTGGATAATAGGCATTTGCCAAAAGTCATTTGTCAAATTGTCATAATCAATTAAATCCAGGTGATACGCTTTATTCGTTCTTTCTCTTTCATCTCCATAATAGCTATTATCATCTTCTTCCAATTCCTCTATAGCAATAGGAGCGGTTTCCATTGGTTCAATTTCAAAACCAAATTCACTCATACTAAAATCAAGATCAGCTAATTCAACACTTAATTTATCCATATCCCATACAGCTTTTTCACTTACTTTATTATCAGCAAGTCTAAACTCTTTAATTTTCTTCTTTGACAAATCAGTCACTTTAATAGTTGGAACTTTTTTAAGTCCTAACTGTTTAGCAGCCTTCAATCGAGTATGACCTGTAATAATTACATTGTCTTTATCTATAGTAATTGGCACTTTAAAACCGTATTTTTCAATGGATTTAACTACATACTGAACAGCTTCATCATTTATTCTAGGGTTATTCTCATACGGAATTATTTCATCAATATTTTTATATACAATCTCCATTTTTTTCATTTCATTACCTCATCACATTTTTCAAACCACTTTTTCATGTTTTTTCACATTTTTTCACATTTTTTCATAAAATTATTGGTTTTTTCTCAAAAATAGGCCGTTTTTCCAAAAAACCAGGCGATTTTAATTATTTTAGTATCTTAATA